GGCTACTCCACAAACAGGTACAGTAGCACAAGCTAGTATTGTTACATTGTTAAACAGTAACTTTGTTGACTTTGACTGTCCTAACCCAGCATTGTATCCAAAAGGTATGTTGCTATGGAACTTGCGTCGTTCAGGATTTAACGTCAAGCGTTATGTTGTAGGTTATGTAAACACACAAAATTACAATACAATTTACAATGCACAAAGTCCAACATTGATGACCAACTACGCTCCAGATCGTTGGGTTACTTATAGCCCGAACGATGTTAAAGGTGTTGGCCAGTTTGGACGAAAAGCACAACGTAGTGTTGTACTAAAAGCATTGAACGCAACAATCCAAGCCAATCAAAACATTCGTCAACCAGACACAGTTATTTTCAACTTGTTGAGTTGCCCAGGATATTTAGAAGTGACCGACGAACTAGTTGCTCTAAACAACGACAACGGATTGACAGCATTTATTGTTGCAGACAGTCCAGCACGTTTGGAACCAAATGCCACAAGTTTAAGCAACTGGGGTAATAACACAGGACTTGCCGCAGATAACGGCGAGAACGGATTAATTGTCACTGATGCTTACACAGCAGTTTATTATCCATGGGCATATACAACCGATTTGATTGGCAACAACATTGTTGTTCCTCCAAGTCACATCATGTTACGTACCATTGCATTGAGCGATAATGTTTCTTATCCATGGTTTGCACCAGCCGGTGTTCGTCGTGGCGGAGTTACAAATGCTAGTTCAGTTGGTTATGTGGATGGCATGACAGGTGAGTTTGTAACAGTAGCTCTAAACGTAGGACAGCGCGACACACTAGCGGCAATCCATGTTAACCCAATTACATATATTGCTGGAACAGGTTTAGTTGTATACGGTCAGAAGACACGTCAACTAATAGCTAGTAGCTTGGATCGTATCAATGTGGCACGTCTAGTAATTTACTTGCGTTATCAATTGAATCAACTGGCCAAACCATTTGTGTTTGAACCAAACGACACAATTACACGTAATGAAATTAAACAACTAGTTGAAAAACTAATGTTGGAATTAACAGCAGAACGTGCATTGTATGATTACCTTGTAGTGTGCGACTCGAGTAACAACACACCAAGCAGAATTGATAGAAACGAACTACACGTTGACATCGCTATTGAACCAGTCAAAGCAGTTGAATTTATTTACATTCCACTACGCTTAGAAAATACTGGTGCAATTAAAGGCCTTGGCGCATAATTAGGAGAACATAATGGCAATCGCATCACTATCGAATTTTACAGTACCGTTAGCAAGTGACCAGAGCTCAAGCTCACAGGGTCAGCTAATGCCAAAGTTACAATACAGATTCCGTATCAACTTTGAAAACTTTGGTGTTAGTACTCCAAGAACAGAAATGACCAAGCAAGTGTCTGACGCTTTCCGTCCAGTTGTTGAATTTGAAGAACAAACACTGGAAATCTACAACAGCAAGATTTATTATGCTGGCAAACCAAAATGGACTGCTGGTACAATCAAGCTACGTGACGATGTCACAGGACAAGTTACCAAGTTGGTTGGCGAGCAAATGCAACGTCAATTCGACTTCTTTGAACAAAGTAGTGCGGCAGCAGGCGGCGACTACAAGTTTACCATGCGTATTGAAATGTTGGACGGTGGTAACGGAACTAACACTCCTACAGTATTGGAAACATGGGAATTGTATGGTTGTTTTGTACAAAAAGTTGACTACGGTACTTTGGCTTACAAAGATCAAGGCCCAATGTTGATTACATTGAGCATTCGTTTTGACAATGCTATTCAAACAACTGGTGGCACATTGGGTGCGGCCAAGTCAGTACAAACAGTACGCGGTACAAGTACTCTAGGTTCGTAATAAAAAAGCCTACTTCGGTAGGCTTTTTATTGACTGATCATTAAATGCGTATATTATTCTATCGATAAATAATAGTATGAGCTTTACATCAAACCCTAATTTACATTCCGACCCCAAGGTCAATCTTAAAGATTGGCAGCATGGTGCTCGCATGTTCTCGGACCAGCAGTTTAGGCTGGCTCCAAAGTTTGACTTTCAATATCATGTGGCTTTCAATATCAACAAAGCCGCATTAAAAAATGCCAATATTGTCACACGCTACGGTACTGAAATTAACATGTTGGTAAAGGGTGTGACACTTCCCAAGTTTGAAATCAAAGCAGACTCTGTAAATCAGTACAACAGAAAAAAACAAATACAGTATTCGCACACAATGGCTGATGTTTCATTAACTTGCTACGATGACAACATGGGATTAATGAATCAGTTATGGCAAAACTACTACAGCTATTATTACGCAGACAGCACCAGTGCAAAAGCCACAGGTGCTTATGGCAGAACAGCCACACAAAATAGCAATTATATCAAAACTCCATTTGGCCTAGACAACAGTAGCAGTGATCCGTTTTTTAATTATATCACAATTTATCAGATGGCTCGCCATGAATGGGTCAGTGTCAAACTGGTCAACCCCATAATCAAAAGCTGGGATGGAAATAAGCTGGCCTGGGATTCAACTAAAACCCATGAATTTGGTATGACTCTTGGATACGAAGCAGTAACATATGACACTGGTGCAGTTGCGCCCGGCGCACCTGAAGGATTTGGTCTTGATCATTATGATATAAAGCCAAGCCCGCTGACTGGTATAAACCCTGACCCAACTGCCATCAATCCAAGTTTTGTACAAGCACTTGATATACAAACTGCGGCTCCTAGTTTTCTTAACAACACAATTAACACGATCAATGCCTATCAAAATAAACAAAGTCCACTAGCACCTGTGGGCACAGCAGGCGTGACTACCACAGTGCCATTACAAACTATTGGCGGTACTCCAGGCATTGTATTTCCTCAAGCATCCAGTACCAAGAACAACACAACTGTAGCTAAATCGATAACGATAGGAAGATAAGATGAGTGTAAATGTACCTACCATGGCTTCCGGAGCCACCGAAGTCAAAACATTTTTTGACAACTATTATAAGACTGCTTTGAGTTTTCCTGCGGCCGAGATTGATGCCACTATGGGATTTTTTTTAAAACGTGGATTTGATCAAAATAGTGCAAGAAGCACAGCTATCATATTATTAACACAAGCTAGAGTGGAAGATGTCAGTGTGTTTAAATTATTAGACAGCTTGAAAAATCTTACTGATGTTCAACTTAGTCAAGTGGTAGCACAGGTTTTAAACAACAGCAGAGAAAAGACCAGTTTGTTAGGCTATAGAATTAAAGTGGTAGCTGACACATACGAAAGTCGTAACATTTTGGTATAATATGGCCAAATTTGCTCGAGGCAAGTTCGCAATGAAACACCCCCACAAATATGTGGGAACCAAAAGTCCCACATATCGTAGCAGTTGGGAGTGGAGTTTTATGAACTTTTGCGACAACAACGACAACGTGTTAAAGTGGGCCAGCGAAGCTATTCAGATTCCTTACAGAGATCCGTTGACCAACAGACAAACGGTGTATGTGCCTGATTTTTTCATTCAGTATGCTGACAAAAACAGTCATATTCTCACTGAGCTGATTGAAATAAAACCTGCAAGCCAAACTATTTTAGAGCGGGTGGGCAAGAACAAATACAATCAAGCACAGTATGTCAAGAATCAATCCAAATGGGCCGCTGCCACTCTTTGGTGCCGCCAACAGGGCATAAAATTCCGTATTCTTAATGAAAATGATATATTCGGCAAGCTGTAAGCATAAGTAATGTTATGACCAAGAAACTTGAAGAACTATTAAACCTACCCGAAAGCAAGAAAATTGTCAGGGAAGAAGAAAAGAAACAAGCCAAGGCAGAAGTTGCGGCTCCATTCCTGCGTGACATGAGCGAGTATGATAAAATCTCTGCGGCTCTTCCTCCTGTTAAAGGACTAGGAGATTTGGGAGACTCTGAGCTGGATGAACTGGCAAAGAAAGCAGTTGACGCATACGACGATATCATGGATTTGGGTATGAATGTTGAAGCACGTTACAGTGGCAGATTGTTTGAAGTTGCGGCTGGTATGCTGGGACATGCCATCACTGCCAAGACTGCCAAATTAGACAAAAAACTAAAAATGATCGATCTTCAGTTGAAGAAACACAAATTAGATCAGGATGCACTAGGAGTAGATGACAGTGTTAGTATACCTGGCGACGGCTTCATTGTGTCTGATCGCAATAGTTTGCTAGAAAAACTCAAGCAAATGAAATAAATACAATACTGGGATCACATTATGAAATCATTCAAAGAATACTTGACAGAAAGCAAAAAAGTTTACGAATTTAAGGTAAAAATTGCTGGCGACCATGCCAAAGATGCTGTAGCACAAATGAAACATGCACTTGCCGAATTTCACGTAACCACTGTGAGTGCAGGTCGTACAACCCCAATCAGTGAACACCAACCAAGTTTCCCCAACCATACAAATGTACAATTGACAGTGTATGATGTTTGCACAAGTTACCCAGCTACTGCATTACAGATCCAAGATCGTATCGCATCTTGTTTGGCAATTGCACACAATGCTGTACGCATTAGTAG